AAAGGTAATGATTTCATTCAAATCGGACGATGCTTTAGAAGCAGGTTCAAGAAGTCCTCACTTACGTGGTAAAATATTACCATTTGATTGGAAACACATATATAAAAAGGAGACTAAATAATATGGCATTATTTAAACCTGAAACTACTGGTAGTAGTAATTTTAGTGGTATTTGTAACTGTACAATAGTAGATATAGAAGATAAATCAGCAGATTTTGATTGGGCTGATATATATCTTTCAGTAAAACTATTGCAAGATGGAAGTAAATATACTAGAAATGCTAATATTGTTGGAGGTTTTGAAACAGAACCTAATGGCAATGTTACTGGAGGTAGTGTAATCAAAAGAATGTATTCATTCTTCGCAGCAATTAATTGTGATGCTGGTATTAATATAAAAGGTGAATGGGAAGATGCTGAAGGTAATAAGATAGATAATATTGCTGATTTCTTAAATCAGTATACTGAAGATTGGGATGGTGAAACTCCTGGTAAAGATGGTAAATATCTAGCTTATTTTTACAAGCAAGCACCTAAAAAGCCTGGAAAGCAAGCATACAATGTTGCACATTATAAAATATATCCTTCAGGTGGAAATTGCAAAGAGCAATTGCAAAAGGATATAGATTGGATGAAATCTAGAGGTTATATTAAAGAAGATACAGGAGAAGCTCAACCTGTTAATTCTGTAAGTGGTGACGACCTAGGTTCATTAGCATTAGATAATCTATAATGCAATATGTTGAGATAGCACAAGGTACTCCATTCAATAGAGGAATGTTAATACCTAAAAATGAATTATTTCAGTATATTGATTTAAATAGCACGTTATATCGTTCTGCTTATACATATAATGAAGAAGCTGTAGAGTTCGCTAAAAAGAATGGACATACGCTTAAGAATTATTATGGAGAACGTAGTATTGATAAAGTGTTAATTGATATCGATAAACAGGATAATACAGATGAGCATACTCTCAACTTAGCACGTAGTATTATATTTGATTTAGAGGAGTTAGGCTGTACTCATAAAAGCATGCAACCATATTTTAGTGGTAGTGGATATCATATCGTTTTAAGTAATGATTGTTTTGAATTTCCTACTTCTAATGATTTACCATATATAGTAAAGAATACAATGAAAAAGTTGTTTCCTCACGCTGATTATATGGTATATATTAGGACTGCATTATATAGAGTACAGCACACTCTAAATCAAAAAACTAATCTGTATAAAATACCTTTAACTATAAAAGAGATAATGAATGAAAAATCAGAATCTATTATAGAGCTTGCAAAAAAGCCAAGAATAGAGTTCCCGTATCAATCTTTATTAGGAGAAGGAGAATTAACAGAATACGTGCAAACTAACGTTCCGAAAATAGATGCATTAAATAAAGTTAGAGAACCATTGACTATAGTCCCTTGTGTACAACAAATGCTTATGCAAGGACCTCAAGATGGTTGTAGAAATACAACAGCAATGAGAATTGTTAGTCATTTAAGACGTAATGGTGTCCCTAGTTATTATGCAAAAGCTGTATTAACGGAATGGAATCAAAATCAGCTAAATAAAGAAGTTCTTAATGGTATAGTTGAACGTGTTTATAATGCAGGTTATCAATATGGATGTAAAGATGAGATAATGGAAAAGCATTGTAAAACTAAATGTATACATTTTCAGCGTAAAGACTATATGATAGAAACAGCATCAGTAGAAACTCTACAAGCTAAATTAAAAGAAAGATTAACTACCGATTTTAGCGGTAGGACTCTTAATCTATCTCAAATGCTGGGTATGCATCACATAGATTGTGATATATATCCAGGAGAACTTATTACTGTATTTGGACGAACAGGTTCAAATAAAAGTACATTTGTTCAAAATTTAGCTTTAGGAGTAGATTTTGCAACTAATTCTATCAATCCTGAATGGCAAGTACCAACACTATTTCTTTCATTAGAATTAGCAGATTGGTATATGCATAGAAGAGGATTACAAATTGTATCTGGATTAAATAAAGAGCAGGTAAATGATAATTTTGAAGGCGTGTTTGAAAGGCATAAAGATGATTTAGCTCATATCACGTTTCAAACTATCTCACCTACTATAGACCAAATACAACAAAAGATAAAAGAGTTGCAACCATCATTAGTAATAGTAGATTATATCGATTTAATAGATACACGTGGTAACGGAAGAAGTGAACATGAGAAAATTAAATATATTTCTCATAGCTTATCTAATATCGCAGTTAATATGGATGTAATCATTATACAAGTATCTCAAGTTAGCAGAGAACATAGTAAAGGTGAAGATGCGCTGTCATTATATGCAGCCAAAGGCTCGGGAGCTATAGAGAATGCTAGTAGAAAAGTTATTTCAGTTGATGGACAAGCTGATAACCCTAAGAAGAAAATAAAAATGCTCAAAAATACAGACGGCGACTCCAATTGGGAGTGCGATGTAGAATGGACAGAAAGTTTTAGACTTAGGAGAACATATGAATAAGATAATAAACTTTTTGATTGATATTAAAATGACAAAGGAGTGTACTTATATACATTTATTTAAGTTATTTTTAATAGGTATTGCAGCAAGACATACTGGAGTTAGTAAAGCTACATCACTAACAATAGGATTTTATAGATTGCATTTTACCTGGATTATAGCTTTAGATGATAATAATGTAATGAGTACAAATCATGGTATATCTTAAATCAAAAAGACAAACAAAGGTAATTTCTGAATGGCAACAAAAGTTTCAAAAGAAACTTAAAAAGCTACATGGAAATCATTGGAAGAATGTATTTCATAGACTTATGAAAAAATCATCTACTTTAAAAACCACGTTAAAAAGACGTAGTAAAGAATATGAAGTAGAATTTTCTATGAGTTTAAAGGAGATACGTGATGTCCTATTAAAAGAATATGGTCGCAAATGTAGATATTGTGTTAATAAACTCGATATTAATAATATGGTTTGCGACCATATTATCCCATTAAGCTTAGGTGGTGATTCAACTTCAGAGAATTTACAAATGATATGTGATAGATGTAACCGAAGAAAAGGTCCACTAACACATAAGCAATTTGCAAGCTTGTTAAAATTCTTAAACAAAATCGCTAAACCAGCTCAGGATTACATATTACGTAAACTATCAAAATCAGATGTCATGGGAGGTTAAAATGACAAAAAATGTAATTAATTATGTAATAATGATAATAATTGCTGTACTTGCTAACTACCCTATTTATAGGGACTTACAAGGTTCAGTTAAAGTAGCTCAAGCAACTATATCTAATGTTAACTCTATAGTATTAGAGTTTAATAATGAATTAGACAGTTTAGAAAATGATATATTAGGAGCGTATATACGTGCTGATATTACTAAAGCTGAACTAATATCTCAATTAGATAGCACGTTAAATAAAATAGATAGAATTAAATTTGAAACGCAAATTATTAACCAACGATTAAATCGAATGGTTGATGATAAAGTAGAAAAAGTTATAGATAAAAAAGAAGAAGAATTGAAAAATATTCTTAATAAGCAACCAATTCCAGGATTGCCTGGATTTTAAATAACATTTAATGAGAGAGTGCTGTAACCGTGAGGGCAGCAAGGGTACGGCGTCTTAATTCCTTTCTTCGCCAATCACCCTGTTAAGCTCTCTCATTAAAATTAACAAAAGGAGTTTTATGGACGCACATGGAGCTATAACAAAAATACAAGAGTATTTTGATAGCAAGATAGATAAAAAAATGTTAAATGATAATAGTAATTTTGATATAGATTTGCAATATGGACAAATTTATGAAAAAGCATTAGCATTAATATTACAAGATAAAAAGTTAGAAGTAAAAACTGAAAGAGATACTTGGAAGAGAACAGGGAATATAGCAATTGAATTACATAATCACGCAAGTAATAAGCCTAGTGGTTTATCTGTAACTAAAGCAGATTATTGGGCTACAATTTTAGTCGATGATTTTAAAATTCATAGTATACATATTCTACCAGTATCTGATTTAAAGAAACGTGTTAAAGATATCGTTCGCAATGGTAATGGGCGCATGGTTATGGGTGGCGATTACAATTGTAGTGAGATGGCTTTAATACCAATAGAGGAGATATTCGGATGCACCCAATAACTAAATTCTTACAAACAAATAAAATAGTATCTAAAGAAGGTGAAACAAGATGGTATTCAATTACAGGTAGTAAACAATGGGTTCCATCAGTAACTTCAATATTATCAGCAGCAGGTAAAGGAGAGTATTTTAATAAATGGCTAGCTAACCAAGGCAGTTGGGATAATGCTTGTAAAGTTAGAGATGAAGCAGCTAAAAGAGGTACTATTGTGCATGAAATATGTGAAGATTTACTTAATGGAGAAGAAGTTATACTAGATGCAGGGCCAGATATAGTAAAAAGAATTATGTGTTTAGAGCAATGGTATAATGATTATGAACCTGAAGTAATTATGCAAGAAATAATGTTAGCATTTCCTGGAGTACGATATGCTGGTAGATTTGATATTTTAGCACGTATTGATAATAAAAATGTATTAATTGATATTAAAACAGGTGGTCACTATAAGACACATGATTTACAAGCTACAATGTATAAAGTATTATGGGATACTATAGTAGAGCATACAGGAGCTGGTAAAGAATATATGATTGATGAAATGTATGGATTATATCTTAATGATAAATGGAAAAAGAAACCTAATCCAACATTTAAGCAATTAAAATTCCTTCCAAATGTAGTTGAAGGTTGTGTAAATTTATGGTACTGGCTAAATAGTGACTACAGGGGAGCAGACCCAAGGCCAAAAGAGAGTTTAAGATTACCAGATAATTTTAAACTAGGGGTTAAAGAAGATGAATTAGAAAATCTATTATAAAGGAGCAAAGAAAATGGTAGATATATATTATGGAAAAGAAAGAAAGTATAGTAAAATACCTATGGAATCAATAAAATCATCACACAGAACAAGAGCTGGAAATACTAAATTTTCAAAAGAGTATAGAAATTTACCTTGGCAACAAAGAGTAAAGAAAGCTGCTTTAAAAGCATCTGACAATGGAAGATGTTGGTGGGTGTATGATTATATAATGAGAACATCATTACAAAGAAAAGAAGTGTAATGGGTTTACAAGATATAATCTTACAAAAAGTACTAAAGATAGTTGACAATACTATAGGAAAGAAGTTTAAAATTGTCGATGACCTAACAGACCTCGTACAGGGGTCTGAAGGTCGTCTTGATAAACTTGAAGAACGTATTACTAAGTTAGAAAATAAAAGGAGCATGTAATGGGATTAGTATCTAGCATATATGGAAGCAATCAAATTAGGTTCCGCTCTGGAAGTCGTAAAGGTAAAAGTAAATATCAAATTGCTTTAGAAATAGAGTATAAAAAAGATAAAGAATATCGTGACCCAGAGTTAATTAAAGAGTTGAAAAAGAAAATTGAAACTCAAAATTATTTTAAGAAAAAGAATAAACTAACTAAGAAACAACGTAAAGCTAAATTTATGAAAGGCAAATATTAAATGGAAATAAAACATTATAATGCTATAGCTAAAATAGTAGGCGGTAATCTTCTTGGAAACAATAATTTAGAGATGTTAATTAATAGTTTGTCTAAATATTTTGAATCAGAAGATGAAAGCTTTAATAAACACGAATTTAGAGCAGCGTGCTTAAATGGGCATAATATGGAAGGTAGTGAAGAAATGGATACTACCCACACTGACGATGAGATATCGCCTGTAAGGGTAGAAAAAACGCCTTATACATGAAAGCCTAAAGAAAGCTCAGTTGCAGAGCGAATAAATGAAGATTTTAAAGTAGCTATGGCTAATATGTCAACTATTATTGGCAAAAACTTTAAAAAGAAAAAGTAATGGCAGGCTTACAAATCAAAGAACCGCAAGGTAATATGTCTTTTGATTGTAAAATGTGCAAGAAAAAGTATTATTTAAAACCTGCATATAAGATTCAAAATCATCAATACGTATCTGACTGGATACCTAAAATATTGAATCCTGTATGCAGGAATTGCACATATCGTGAAGCCTATGGAACAAAAACATACAAAAAATATATGAAGGAGGGTACGTTAGATGGCGAAAAGAAAACCAAATAAAATATCAACAGGAGAAGCTGTAAAGATATTAGCAAATGAAATGAAGCAATTGCAATC